CGGCATTCTTGTTGACGCTGAAAGGCACGGTGCCGTCGATATAGCTGACCTCAAGCGATGTGCGCCCGATGTTGTAAATCTGCTCGTAGGCCACCACGATAGCCATCAGCGCGTCAGGACGTGACTCGTTGTTGTAGACCTCCCATGCCGCGTATCCGTTGGCTTTATCATCGCTGTAGTGCGTATCGCCAGCAACCGCGCCGGATGCTAGCTCACCCTTCGCCTTGAGATAGCCGCCGATGTAGGCCAAACTGGTGACGTGCAAGGGCGAGTTTGGGACGGCTGTAGCTGCGGCCCCGCTCAACTTGTAAATCACGGAGTCAGCGGCGAGAAAGATGTTGTCGGCGTCTTCGGTGAAGGTCGGGGGGGAGGTCAGGGAGATGGTCGCGCCGGATACCTCGATGAGAGCTCCATCCTGCTCGTTCTGCGTGAAGATCCGCCCGCCGGCCACGATAACCAGCACCTCAAGGTCGGTGGAGTAGTAGGACCAGACAGGCACATTCCCCGCGCCGGTAGCGGCGTATTCGGTGCAGCCTGGTACGGTGCGGATTGCGCCGCTGCGGTCGGTGTAGGCGTTCACAAAGGAGATTGAAACGCCATCCTTTGCGGAGGTGTCGTTGATGTCCAGGGTGACGCCGTTGCCTATGGGGAGTGAGCGGGTCTGCATTTATTCTGACTGTGCAGCTGCGGCTTTTGCCGCCTGTGCGATCTGGTAAGGCATCCATTCACAAAAATAACCGCCCGGCTTCGGCATATCGCCTTGGACCAAAGGTACGGACGTGCGATTGGTAGTTATGCCATTGGCGTCAAATACGGCCAAGTTGACACAGGAATCAGACCAGACACAAGAAACAACGGCTGCCAGCGGTTGAGTGCCATTCCTAACAATGGCGTCACCTTGTGCTGGGGTGAAATACACAATTCTTCCAACTGTCGGGCTAGTCATACATATCTCCTTTTTTTGTTAGTAGTACTCCGCCGTAACCGTCTCTGTCGGCTGTCCACTGGCAAGCTGTTTGCGGATTTGCCGCGTTGCCATCTCCTTGGTTGCCAGCCACCCCTCAGCGGGAGGCTGAACGCTGTAGAAGTCGGCAATCTCGGCGGCGATGAGGTTGATCAGCGAGAGGCTGAAGCGGTCGGGAATGTCGGCCTCGTCGCTTGCGGAGTAGGCCCATGAGACGAGCCCGTCATCCGAAAGTACGTAGTACACGGCTTTGTAGGCATCAGCGACGTTTTCGAGATCTTCCGCCGCTACTCCGCTGCTGCGGTCGAATACTCCCAACTTCTGCATCACCTTCTCTGCCAGTTTCGCTACTACCATCGACCACCTCAAAAGTGGGGTTGTTACTGAGTTTGCGGAAAGCGTGAGGGTCGGAAACTGCCGCCGCTACGCCTTGCATGAATTCTTGTCCGAAAGCGGCCACCGATGCCGATGGTCCGATGTACTTAACGACCATAGAGTTAAGGGGCGTTGCCGCCCCTCCTCCTTACGCTGATGTGGTGTAAACGGGGGTGATGGTGCAGTTGCCCGCTGCTGCCGTCCCTGCCGCTGTGGTCGCCTTGAGCGACACAACGGTATCGGCATCGACAGTGACCGGCCCGCCAGTGCAGGCAAAGAAAGTACCCGCCTTCGCGGTCGCATTGGTGATGCCCGCCTGAACAACGGTGGTGTCGATGAGAACAGACCAGACGAGGGCTTCGGATGCGTTGCTGTCGAGGTCGTCGGTGTGAAGGAAAAAGCCGAATACGGTAGCGGTTGCCGGAACCTTGCAGACTCCGGTGATGTCGTTGGTCGCAAGGTCGGTGGTCCTGATTGCGACAACGTGTTTCTGCGCTACGAGCTGCCCTACGGACTTGGAAGTCAGCAGGGGGGCGGTTGGGATAAGATCTGTCGTTGTCTCGCCGGCCAAAGGAACCTCCTATTGCAAGGGGGCCGAAGCCCCCAAGCGGTCAATTACTACGCTGATGCGAGAGCCGGGGCTGCAAAGAAGCCGGTGAAGATGCCGTTGTCCTTCTTGGTGGTGGTATCTACAGTAGCGTCGCTTCCGAACATCAACTTCTGAATCCCGCGGATCTCCTGCAACGCTACACCGGCCTTATCCCCGTAGTCCGTATCGTCGGTGACGGTTTTGGACCTCTGCGCCACTGCGAAGCCGAGAGCCTGGGCGCCGCAGAGGAATACCGGCTGCACGTCAGCGGAGGTGCCACCGGTAATAGCGCAGTCACCGATTTCCGGAATTTCCCTGATGATCATGCCGTTGTACATGAGGGAGTCGCCGGTGAAGATCGGGTTGTCCTTCCCGCGCTGCAGTGCGTCGCGGTTGGCGGTTGCGATGGTCGAATCTTCCTGGAGCCGCTTGAAGTTCTTGGTCCCGGTAAAGACCACATACCACTCCTCGTCACCGTTGACGGTGACAGGGCGGATCGCGGGGGAGGCGGTCTTGGCGAGGGCTTTCATCAGGTTCAGGCGGGCGGCGGTGATCAGGTCGCCGGAGTCGTCCACGTTGCCGAGAGCGGTTGCGAAGGTCGCGGAGTAGTTGGACGTTGCGGCCCCGAAAAGAACGCGGTCGGAGTTGGCAGCTACCCATGCGTCCTGGGCGGCGGTGACGGCGGTCGATGCGGCTTGGAAGATGGTGTAAATGGTGCCTGCGTAGTCGCCGCCCACCATGCCGAGGGCGTTGATGATGTCGGTCTTGGTCTTGCGCAGAATCCAGTCTTTCAGGACCACGCGCCCAGCATCACGGAGAGAAATGGCGCTATACTGCTCGTCAATCTCCGGCACGACTACCGCGTTGCGGATCTTGTTGACGGTGACGGTGCAGGAACGGCTGTTCATCTTCTCTTCGGAACCAACGAGGGTAGCGGAACCGGTGACGCCCGCGCCGGAGAGGGAGTTGACCAGGGAGTAAGTGACCGTCTTACCCTTCTTGGCGGTCAGGTCTTCCTTCATCTGGATGATGCTGTTTTCGTCCTTGCCCATGTACTTCTTGAAGCGGTTGGCGCGGATGTACTCGGTATAGAACTTGTCGTCCCACTGCTGAACAGTGAGCCCTGCGGCTACGGCGGTGTTTGCCATGGTGTTTCTCCTTACGGGACTGTCTCACGACGTCCCGGTTAAATGGTTGTGCCTGATCGGTGTTCTCCGATAAAGGCTTATTTGAGTAAGTCGTCAAGCGAGGTAGGCCCGCTCCACGTTTGTGCCGTTGCGCCCCCTGCGCCGGATACCGTCGCCAGCGTGCCGGGGAGTTCTGCGCGCTTCTGATGCTCTGCCGCGCCCCTGGTCGCGTACTTCGCTTCGATCTCTGCGGTGATCTTCTCCCGCAGCTTCTGCTCGTAAGCGGTCGGGTCGCCCATCTCCTGCAGCTTCTGCTGGTTCGTCGCCGTCTTATATGCGAAATCGGCGGGGTTTGCCTGTGCCAGCATCTGTTGATAGAGTGCGGGGTTTTCCTGTACCATCGCCTCGAAGATAACGATCTTGTCGCCGAAGTCGGCGTACTTGTCGCGGGCGAAGGCTTCGGACATGTCGAGCTTCTGGTTGATGAGCTGCTGCTGAAACTTCCGCTCGGTTTCAGTAAACCGTTGCTCGTACTCTTCTCCGAGAAACGGCTTTTCCTCTTCCATCTTCGCGGCTAGTTGCTGCTCGATTTCCTGCCGCTTTCTCCGTTCTGCGAGGAGTGCAGCCTTGATGCCCTCCATGTCAGGTGCGGGCTTCTCTGCGGGTTGTGCGGGGGTCTCAGCGGCGGCCTGATTTACTTCTTCGCCCGTTTCCTCCACCGTCTCCTGCGCGGCTACTTCCGGTTCTTCGATTACGGCATCTTCGAGCCAGTCTTCCATTTGCATCTCCTTCGCGCCCTTTGTGGATGGCGGCTCCGTGTAAGCGCCCGTTGATTACCCGGCGGCGGTTTTGTGTTACTCAGTTGTGTTGTTTCCCTACTCCGTTTCGGGTGCTAAGTCAAGAGAATTATTACTAGGTCATGGTCAGCAGGTTCGCAATCGGCTGAGTGAGCGCCCCGCCGTTGCTGGCAGTTGCGGGGGTTGCCGCCGAATCCTTGACTGCCAGACACTGCGCCCCTGTGATGGAGTTGGTGGTGTTGACCCAGACGGCGCAATAGGAGGCCGTCAGCGTCTCCCCTGTGCCGGTGGTCCATGCCACATCTGGACAGTCGATAGCCGCGCCGGTAGCGGTCATGGTCCCGCACGCCTTCCCGCCCGCAGTGTACCCGTTGGCAGTGGCAAGCTCCCCGATGCCGGATGCCGCGTAAGTGGTCGATGCGGAGGTCAGTGCGCTGCCGGATGCGTCGTGAAGGGTTGCGAAGTAGTAAAGGTTTGCAGAAGGGGTGCTGCTCATCTGCGCGGCCCTGATGTTTTTGCCGCCTGCTGCTGCGAAATCTGCCATGGTGATGCTCCTATACTAAGAGGTTGAAAGTTCTGATGGTGCCGTCCACGTTCCGCAGTATCCGCACGTCACCATTAGGCGCTCTGATCTGGTTCGCCGCCGAGACCACTCCCGACAGTGCGCCGAGTCCGAGCGTTGCGGGGGCGGTGAGGGCCAAGGTGCCGAGTGAGGCGTATTCGACGCCGGAAAGGGTGCCCATTGCAAGGGTCGCGGAGGCGGCGAGGGAGAGGGTTCCAAGGGAAGCGTTGACGGCGGTATCCAGCGTAATCACCACCGTATCGCTCACCCCCGCGCTCACATTCCCTGCTGCATCCTTGGCCCATGCGTAGAGCGTTTTGCTCCCTGCTTCCGCAAACGTGTACTCGGTCGGTGCCGTCGCGCTCCATCCCGCATCTCCTGCGAGGGGAGGGGTTGATGCCTCGGTGAGTTTGTAACCTGTTACCCCTGTGTCATCAGTTGCCGTTAGTGTTACGGCTACGGTCAGGCCGGTTGAGGTTGCAGGGATACTGAAAGTAACTGTCGGAGCAGTGGCGTCCGGCGGCAAAACCATTTGCCCATCAGCTACCTCATATATCGCACCGGACGTAAGGCCGACACGCGGGTGCATGTAGTCCTCGATGCCGGTATACCAAAGCCGCATGGTCATATCAGTGCCGACAAGCTGCAAAGTGAAGCTTGACCGGTAGAGGCCAATTTTCTCCCAACTACTAGGGGCGTACTCCAGCAATCTTGTCGGCGCAAGTGGCGTAGTGATGGTAGTTGGCGCGGCCAAAGTAGTTACGGCATGGACCAACGCACCTTGACTTAGAAAATCCGACAGCAACGGCCAGCGGAGTGTTGCAATAACCAAATCGACTTGGCCGGGGATGGCCGGATTGAGCTTTGCCGCTATATGGTTAGGGGTATCGTTGGGATAGGCGGTCATCGGGTCAACCGCCAGATCGCACACTTGATACGCCCCCCATGAGGTCGGGCTGGTACCGAAGCAATAAGTGAGCTTCCTCAGCAGGGGGTTAGATGCCTTGTCTGATGAGGTGTCTTGGTAGATACCCCACATGTGCCACTTGTCGGCAGCTTCCCTGACCACCGTCGGTGAATTTAGCGGAAGTTCCTCGTTGACCCAAGGGATACCTACGGCTGTCTCTGCCGAAACCGTCATGTCATTGTTTATGGAACGATGCATGACCCCACGGCCCGGAGGCTTGTAGGGGCGCAGCATCGTATGTACCCAGAACGCATGGATGCAGTCGGCGACGGGATCATAAACTAACTCGATATCCTCTGAGAAATCGAAGTCGTCTCCATAGCCGTCATAGTCGTTCCAATCCCACCCCGTATCATCCAGTTGGTGGGGCGTAGCCAGGCCGCTCCCTAGATCGACGGTGCCGCCGGGAGCCGGAGTCCACGTTTCACCATCATTGCTGACGAATGCGAACGGGTTCTCTGGTTCGACGGTAGTTATACCTATCCAGTATCGCCAGCCAGTACCCGCTTGCGGCCATTGGGATAAACCGTGCTCCAATTGGAAGTCGATGACTGACGTGTGGACGGCCTGAAAGTCATAAGGCGCTCCTCCCGTAGCCACGTAAAGTGTGTTGAGGTAGCTAAGAGCGTTTTGAAGTATTGTGCTCATATCACCCCCTTACGGTATCGGTATGGAAATTGCGTCGATGTGGGCAGAACCTGCCAAACTGGTCATGCTGAATCGAATGACACTACCGGACGGAATGGTGATAGTTTTCAGACCGTCCGTCGAGTAAGTGACGCCTACCTGCACCCCGTCAATGTAAACCTTGGTATAAGTGGGTTCGGGGGAATCTCCATCGTGTATGTGCCCGAAAGTCAGCGTACCGGCTGCGATGGTCATAGTGCGCTCAAGCCATGCAGTCCCTTCGCTTCCCGTATCTCCACCGGAAAGCATGAACGATTTATTGCCTTCATAGGCTAAAAGACTGTTTTCCAACACGTATCTGCCTGCATTGGTACCAGATATCCCGCTCGTCCACCCATCGTAGGACGTAGCAAAGTTGGTGGCTGATTCCCACCCCTGTGTGTAGTAGTTGGCCGATGCGGCGACCGGCACCCCGCTAACCTCTGCCGACTCCGTACTCCCCGCCCCGTTGACCGCCACGACACTGTAATAGTACGTGGTCCCGTTAGTAAGCCCTGTGTGAGTGTACGGGAGAGTGACGCCAACAATCTCGTTGCTGCGGGTGCCTGCTACGGTGCCCCATTTGAGGTTGTAGGAGGTCGCACCGACGCCGCCCGATGTCAGGGCGATGACGTTCTGCGTGTCGCCGGGGGTCACGGAGATGACGACAGGTGCGGTGGGGGGAGCGGTTCCCGCCAGCGTCCCGAGTGCTAGCGTAGATGATGCCGTCAATGCCAGCGCACCCATTGACGCATTAACCGCCCCGCTGTTCTCCACGCCTGCCAATGTACCGAGTGTCAGCGTAGCCCCTGCCGTCAGTCCTAACGCACCCATATCGCCATTCTGGACGCCTGAGAGTGTGCCGAGAGAGAGGGTTGACGGTGCGGCAAGTGAGAGGTTGCCGAGAGATGCCGACCCTTCCGAGACTTCCACGCCTGCGAGAGTGCCAAGAGCGAGAGTTGCCGGAGCGGTGAAGGATAGTGTGCCCATTGAGCCGATTCTCACGCCAGAGAGTGCGGATAGAGATAGTGTTGCGGATGCTGCCAATGCCAATACGCCCATTGATGCCGATGTTGCGCCCGCCGCTTCGGTGCCGGTGCTGTACCAACTGATTGCTGATTCCGGCACGCCCTCCGCAATGTAAGCGTCTATCTTCGCTTGAAGAACTGCACCAGGAAGATTTGCGCCGTTGTCTAGGCCCCAAAACACGAACGATTCGCCCGCTGCAACACGGTCGGCAAGGGAAACACCGCCGCCCTCTACTACCACATTGCCGTCATTATCCGGCTCCACCCCGTTGACTGTCAGCACATTGCGCCGCTCGCCGCTCGGATTCGTCGGCGATTCGCTCCCCGGCCACGTATCGGGCGTTTCGAGCGTTATAGTCATTGCTGCGCCCCTTGTGCCGGTTGCTGCGGTTGCGGGTTATTCACCCTCTCGAAGTCCTGCACAATGGCGTTGTACTCAGCCAAATCCTGCCCTATTTCCGCTGCCTCTGCGTTGGCAAGGTCGAGCATTGCGCTTGTTTCGATCTTGGCGATTTTGGCCTGTTTCTCCGCGATTTCGAGCCGCATCATGATCTGCTGCATCTGCTGCTGCATTTCGGCCATAGGGTCCGGTTTCTCTTCCTCCCCCTTGCCCTGCAGCTTGTCGATGAAACGTTGCTTGTTGCGAAGGGTTGACGCCTGGATCAGCATTTCCAGTGTCAGCGGCTTGAGCTGGTCGGGAACGGCTGGGAATAGCTGCGTCAGACTCTCAAACTGCTCCTGCTGAATCGTCACAGTGTCCGGTACGTCCTCCAGGATGATGTCAACGTCAAGCTCAACCACGTTGTTTGTCACCACCGGCTGCTGTGCCGCAGGGTCCGCCATGATCCGCTGCACCATCTCCTCGTCAAGCTGCTGTCCCGCCTTCTGCTGCTTCTTGATAAACTCCTCGCCGGCGGTTGAAGGAGTGTTGAGCCCAACATACTTCGGTGCGTTCTCGTCATCGGTGACGCGGAACCACTTTTCAGCGGTCCAGTACTTTTTGACGCAGTACCACATGAGGCGATAGACGCGGTGCTCCCAATCTCTGAGCCCGTCCGTCTGTATCGCCGTCTCCGTGTTGCTGCCGCCCTGTAGCGCCTGTATTGCCCTGCCGGAAAGGTCGCGCTTCTCGCCGCCTACGAGCGCTGCGTTCGGCCCCTGTGCGTCAATCTCGGCTTTCGCTTCCTGCAGCATCTGGAAGTTGCCGGCGCTCATGTCGTTGGTGTTGATGACGTCAAACGCCATGCCTGGAACTATCTCAACGTGACCATCCGGCTTGGCAAGTTCGCGCTTCATGGCGTTGACGTCAGCCACCGCGCCTTTCTCGCCCTTGGTCTGACGCGAGTTGATAAGGTGGATACCTTTCGACCGCCGCTTGTTTATCTCGTCCTGCATGTCGATGTACTGCCGGATTTGACCGTATCTGTTGCCGTCGCGGTCCACAAAGAGGGATTGGAACTCAAGCGAGGGGATGGACTCGCCGTCATCGTTGACAAAGGGCATCTTCGCCGGTTCGCGCAGAAATCCGCCCTTGGTGAGATAGCAGAAATACCACTCGCCGCCCTTCTTGTACTCCATGTAGACGACGCGCACACGGTCGCGCCCCTTGTCGGCCCAACGGTTCTGCGGCTTGTCATCGTAGGTCTGACCGGCTGTGACGCTTGCCATGGTGTTGGCTAGGATGCCGTCTTTGCCGGGGAACATTTCAAGCGCGTCCTCCCTGTCCTGCCAGATCACGACGCCCTTGTATTTGGCATCGCTGAAATCCTTGGCGCGGGAGTGGGAGTCGTAAAAGATCCGGTCCCATGGCACATGAACGAAGTCGATCTTGAAGTCATCCCCCTTCGGAGTGACCACGATCTGACCGCCATAGCTGCCGTATTTCAGCCCATCCTCATAGCAGAGTGACCGGACACGCTCAAACTTGGTCGCGTCACAGATGTACCTCAGCGCATCCGTTGCGGCGTTCGCGGCGTCCTCATATACGTTGGGATTTCGGGGGAAAGCTTTGGGATCTGTGCGGGTTTTCAGCTCCGCGCCCAACATGAAGTCGATCTTGGGCTTGATGCGGTTATTGACAACGGGAGGCTGTATGCGGGCTTTGAGGGTGCGGTACTCTTCCGGCGTGAGCTGCTTGCCATCGTAGTAATCGGCGTCCCTCTCTGCCAGCTTGCGGGCGTCCTGCGTGGAGTCTTCGCTGTCCTCGAACCATTGGACGAGCGTTGAGTGCAAGTCGGGCAGGGTCTTGCTCGGGTCTGTCATGTTGTCTCCTGGTGCGGGTTATCGCACAAAGGGTGCAGCTAATTCACCTTCCAGTCATCCTCATCACCGTCGCCGTCGAAACGCTTGTCCCAAGGGTCCGGTATTACGACAGGCTCCGGTTTCGGCCTGATCCACGGTCGAGACATGCAAGCATAGCGGATTTCGTCGGCTATGTGGTCCTCTCCATCGGTGTCAATGT